TTGGTTCGCTGGTTTCTTTCCTGATCCGAAAGCCATTATATTTCTCCTTTTATCCTGCTGGCATCATTCTTGTGACACTAGAAGCTAGTGTCGGCTTACCCCTACTAGTTAAACCAGCAAGGAGATATTGAATTGGAGGCTTTCCGCCTACCCCTACCTGACCAGGGGCTACCCCTGTAGGTGAACCTGTTAATGGGTTTAACCCAGAAATGCCACCGCCCGCGGCGGCCGCTTCTTCTGGAGATCCCATTCCAGGCTCTAATCCAGGTGCAGGCGGTGGTGGCTCAGGAGCGAAAACTTCAGCCACGATTGACTCAATGGATTCACCCTTTAGGCGACCATCAATGATTGCTGCTAGTTTTCCAATAAACTGTGAAGGATCCTGCCCGCTTTGTACCAAAGCTGGTAGCGACTGGGCTAGGCCAGAGACTGCAGCGAGTAGCGAATCACGCATTTTCTCTACTTCAATTTTCTGTTCTTCCATGGTTACGTTGATTTCCCATGGCATCTGACGACGTAGGAAGTCGCGTGAGATTAACTGATCTCCACGTGCCTGCAAACCAAAGACTAAAGCCTGGTTAGGGTTAAGGCCAGCCATCAAACCGTAGGTAACATCTACTACGTATTCGCCTGCAATGTCCTTAGATGGGGTGTATTCCACCTCAAATGGTGCGCCTGCATCCATACCGCGTACAGTTTTACGTACGTTCTTAAAGATCTTTTCGTCAACTTCAAAGCAAAGTGACATAACTTCAGTTAATGCCTGAGCAAATACGGTCTGTGCTGTCTTGACCTGAGTGTCAAATCCACCCATAAGGGCTTCTACACCACGGCCTGTAACGATAGATCCAGACATGTTGCCTAGGCGACCCTCTGGGTAACGCCCACCAACACGCAATTCTTGGTCTAATGCTGCTGATTCCTGGAACAAACCAGGAGGAACATTAAGATCTACACGGCGAATCTTCTCTGGGGAAGCCGAACGGATAGTGGCATCAGGGCCAATCTCCATTACGTTTACATCTGCTGGCAATGCGTACGGTGCTTGTACAGATTTCTGTGCAGCTTCAAGGCTTAGGGTAGCGAAGCGCGAACGCGCCACTTGGACCCATAGAATGTCATCGAACTGACCACGGAACTCTGCATCTGAGTCAATGCCTGGGCGTACGGCCATAACAGCCATGATCTTGCCAATAGGATTAGGGGTAGAAGCTAGAACAAAGTTGTTACGCTCTGGCAAGAACAACATAGTTGTTTCTTTGTCATGGTAACGGTACATGTCCATGCGAGATAGGTCATTAGTTGTACCAACACGGCCACGAATAACTGATTCATGCTCTGGGAAGTCCCGAACTAGGTCAGCTACGGTCTTGGTGTAGCGCTTAGTGTAGGAAATTAGGCGACCAAAACGGTCAAAGTCTGGGTATGATCCGATAGGATCATCAATGTTAATAACAGGGGTCTTACGTTCGTAGTCAATCTCTACAAGGATTGGCAATACGCCAAAGGTTACGTAGCGATCTGCACCTGTAAACATCTGAGTCTGTAGGCGTGACTGGTCACGGTATCCTGCAGCGATCATTGTACGCTTGTCAGCCTTCTGACGTGCGCGGTCTGATACTGAGTTGGTTGCCGAGCAGTTAAACGCTGGAAGTGGGGCTATAACTTCAGATACGTCGCGAGCTGCAATGTCAATGAAGTTTGCAACCATAGGCTTTGGGTAGTCATCTGGGAATAAACCAGGGAATACCTTGTTGATATTTCCCTTACGTACCTCAAGTACGTCAGACCAACGAGAGTCCCGTTCCCGCGCTTTTTCGCGCAGTTGCTTGACACGCGCAGCGATTTGCTGAATGTCAGCCATTTAGTAACCTCCCGCAGCTAGTTGCTGCTGTAATCTTGAATACTCTTCTAGGTCTACCGTCATACGTTTTGCTAGATCTCTAGGAGTAGCAAAAGGATTACGAACCCAAGTATTACCATGTGACCCCATCTGGTTCACATAATCACGCAACTGGGTTTCTACAAACCACAGTGCCATAGGACCGTCCTGTTTGTTTTTAGTTCCAGGTGCCCATGTAATTAGTTGCTCAATGAGCGCTTTAACACCCTCGTTATCTGTACGAGGCAATTCAATAAGGCTGGATCCCTTAATGTACTTTCCTGCCTGGTCCAACTGACCGAACAGGGGTCCAAGGGAAGCAACACCATACTCCAAATCCATTTTATTAGCACCCGTGTAGTGGCTAATAAGTCTAATACCGCGAGAAGCTAGGAACGAATTGATCTGTTCGTCCTGGGTTAAGAACAACTGAAAGGCGTTCTTCTCAATAACCCATGCTTGTGGGCTATACTTCTCAGTCCACGTCATAATAAGTTCACGAATACGTTGCGGTGTGGGTGCGGGCATACGTGACGCATCAAGTAAATACCGTTTTTTTGTCGTTCTATCAGCCGACACCACAACACCGAACGTGTCACCCGACATGGCGGGATCTAAGCCGCACACAGTATAGAAACCATTAGTTTCTTTCGGGTGACCTGCGGCACCAGCGATCAGCTGTCCGCAAGCTCTCATACCATTAACAGATCCACGTACTGCTTCGGGTGAAAACACCGATTCAGACTGTACGTCTTGCTGTTGATAAACCATTGCCCAGGTTTTAGGGTCTAGAAGTCCTCGTCTTTGTCGGAGTCTAACTCCATCCCACCGAGGAAAGAGGCCATTTTCGTCAGGATCAATGGGATCGTTAGCCCAAGGGCGATCCGAATACGGCCATAAAGTGACCCATTTCGTAGGGTCATCATTAAACTCCAAAACGGCGGGCATTGCTAGGTACGTCCAAGGGGACGCACCGTCGGGATAGCGATCTTCGTTACGAATCTCGCGATATAAATCTACAGGATCTACGCGGGTGCCTACAACCAGGATTTTGCCTGTAGGTCCTACACGTGTTAAGACTTCTTGCTGGATCCATCGGATCTGCTTTTCGTACTCTCCAGCATTTGCCAGAGTAACTGTGTCATCAAGGATGATGAGATCTGCACGGGCACCGTAGATCTGCCCACCAATACCCAAAGCTTGAAGTGTCGGATCTTTTTCACCCGAATCTCGCTCAAGATAAATTGCATCCGCAGTCCACTTATCTGACGTTGCTTTGAAACCATCAGCAGGAGCGTAACGCCTTTGCAGTTCCGCGTAGGAAGGGGAGGTAAGGCGCTGCTTAACAGCATATAAGAACTCCTTGGCCATTTCGCGTGTCTTGGAAACAACCTTAATACGGATGTTGGGATCTGTACAAATACGGTAGGTAATGTAGTCAATCGAGACCGTCATAGACTTGGCGTGCTCAGGTGGCATGTTGACTAATACGTACTGCGGCAATCCTGCCTCGTACGTCATTGATTCATGTACCCAGCGTGGAGGCCGATTCTCGATCAGGTCCACCACATTTAACTGGTGACCAAAGGTCACCGAGTTCAAATACTTGGATCTAAACTCCTCGAAAGAAATATCTTTATCTTCATCCGAGATATGACCCTTACGCTGCTGTACAGCTCGCATGAGCTTAACAGCGCGATTAAATTCAGGGTCGGACTGGATGTAGTAGTAATACGTCTTTTCGGACTTATTAACTCCAGCGCAAGCATCTGCTACCGAGAAGCCATCCTGGAGCAGGGAAAGTAATCTTTCCTTGGCCTGGTCAGCAGTCAGCGTACCAACGGTACGATGCTGCGAATTTCTCTTAGGGCTAGACATTGTGCCTCCATGCTTTTACTCCCAAGGGAAAGCCTGGTTAGTAGTAGTCCTAGAATAAAACCTTGGTAGTGAAAAAACCACTTTTATACGGTGAGCAAGCGAAGCTTGCGAGCCGTCACGGTCCGTTCCACTGGCGTTCCACGAACCGTAACAACCGTGAAGGTTCGGGGCTTCTAGGGGCGAAGCCCCTCACTAATACTAAGGGGGGGAAATGTATGCTTTACCACGCATTTTTATAAAAAAGTTTTATAACGTTTTGGTAACAGACTAAAAACCCTTTAATTACAACGATTTTACAGTAGCTACTTTAGAAAAAATATTTCATGGGATACTATACACCATATGTATCACGTATTAAAAACCCGCGGGTCGTTGGCTTGCGTGTGGCTTGGTTGGCAGACACCCCCCTATCTTTTGGCCGTGCCCCCCGTGCCACTTTCAGGCCGTGCCGTGCCCGTTGCGTGGCGTGGCAGGGTGCAAGTTGTGGCTTAGGGTGCGGTGTGTGTTGTTAATGACGCTGAC